ATCTGTAGTCAGAACAAGTTCTGCAGACTTAGCACGTACGATTTCGGCTGCAAGGCCGGAAGCGTTTGCGCCTTCAGCTGCTGCTGCGCGTGAAGCCTCAGATGCAAGATCTGTAGTCAGAACAAGTTCTGCAGACTTAGCGCGAATGACTTCAGCGTCGAGCTCACCTTGGAGTGCTGCTTCAGCTGCCTGTGCGCGAGCTGCTTCAGCCTGAAGAGCTGCAGCATCTTGCGAGCCTAAGCCTTCAAGGACATCGTAAAGATCGTACATCGAGTCACCGATCTTAACACCAAGCTGGGTTGCATCGATTCGTGTACCACCGGAAACTGCTGTTCCGCCTGCGATGTTGATTTGACGAGTTAATTTTCTAGTTGCCATTATTTTTCTCCTATATTATGAAATATGGCGTGAATAGCCGCAACGTCCTGACGTGTGTAGCACAACGCTACATCGCCCAACAGACACTTTTAGCGGTCTGCATGTACATGTGCATGTGGCATTTGAATATGAATTTTTATATCTGTTTTATATGTGCATTTCTATTTTGCCCTGGCAATTTTAGCGGCAGCCAGGGCGTGAGCTCACGTGAGCCGCTTTAAAGCTTTTAATTAATCATAGAAAGCTCTCTCCTCGGAGTTCAGATATTGTACGATAAGCGCTTCGACGTCCGCGTCTGAAACGTTAAAATAAAATGTTACGCGACCTTTTGGGTCTTTTTGATAAGAGTCAAGCTCGATCCCTTTGTGCTTCAAATAGGATGCAAGAATAAGATCATTTGTCTTATATTTTTTAGATGACATCAAGTTACCTCAGTTAGTAAATTTTTGACAGTGCGAATTAGTCAAAATTAAGTATAAGGGTAGAGGCTTTTTTTTAAGAATAATTTGGTCGATAAGTTACGTAAACATCATCGACTTCGTTCGGTGGCACAGCAAACGTCAGTGTACTCCCTGCCAGAGTAAAATCTTCATCAGATCCTTTTTTTTGAAGTAAGCCATTTACAAAAACCATGAGGTCGTTTTCGTTTAGCGGCTGTCTGCTAAGTATAAAGTCCTGGTTTATATCATCTTTCAACCCAGTAGGCATTTCATTAAATATTAGAAGATCGTCCCAAGACGCTTTGGTCGAGCTGTTTGAAATAAGCACTTGACCCTTGGTAGGCGCAGAAGATCCAGACACTTCAACGACTGTTGTCTGGTTTCGAATTCCGGACGCTATTCTATCATCTATAAGGCGTGGGTCATCATCAGCGACAGTATCTGCGACTGATTCAGTATATGCAGCAACGATGGTGCTTCCAGAGTTATGATCAGTTAGAAAAGTCAGAGTTTTTGTCGCAAGCGCGTAATTGAAGTCAGCACCTGGGGTTTGCCTTGTGCCATTCACATATATCGATAATACTTCAGATGTAGCCGGGGTTCCTGTGAGTATAAACGGTAAAAGAGTTTCGCTAGAGTTTGAAGTGAGGATTTCTTCTTTTAAATTACCGACTTTTATAATTTCTGTTATAGTGCTTCCTGATACTTCAAACTTTAAAGAGTTGGCGGCTGAGTCTGCAATTATCTGCATGCCCGAACCTGGAATAAAAGTGATATCTTCAGAACTACTAGCGTTGAGAGCTTCTGACCCTAAAATCAACGAGGTAAACCCTATGTTACCTGCTGACTGTGTACTTGATATCGTTACTTGGCCAGATGATCCAGATTGAATCTGGATGTTATTCCCGGCAACAAGATATGAACTACCATCTTGTAGATTTTGTAATGAACCAGACATACCCTGGTTAAAAGAGACGTCTCCTGTGAAAGCAGACCCTGCAAGAAGTGGGACAGTAGAAGAATCAATGGATATCTGATATGTTGAATTTTCCCCACCGTCTATACCTGCCAGACCTGTTCCTAGCGAAAGCTTTCTCTCCTTAGACATTCCAGACTCAGACTCAATTGTTATAAAACTTCCGTCTGCAACTTCTGCGGCTGAGTTGCCTAGGCCGTTTATTACAGCGTCTAGAGTATCACCTACGTAGATAAACGCATTTATGTATGTTGGATTTTGTGAGTGATCTCCTGCCCCAGGCGGATCCTGCTGGAAATAGACGCCATTGAAATAATCAAGAGACCAGTCCCTTTCATCAAGAGGATAAATCCTATCTAAGCCACCAGCTATAGTTCCATAATAAGGGACTGCTTCATAATCTCCTCCAAAACTAGTTGGAACCAGCTGTATTGACCCAAGCGTTTGGTGAATTACTTGGCCGTTTACAAAAGGTGCTGTTCCAGCTTTAGGGTTTGTAGAATTTGCCTCGTAGTCATCAGGTAGCTTAACTGCAAAACTATGTCTTCCATTGTCTGTGTCTGTGCCGGGAATAAAGACTAAAGGTAGGCGCAAATATTCAACAGAGTCATCTGTGATTTTATAAAAAGAAGAGCTGTCTGGATTTCCGGGGACTGCCTCTCCAAAAACTGTCTGTGATGAAATAGTAAGACCGCTTGTTAGGGACTCATTTGCTATTTCCTTGTCAGGAGACGTGTGAGCTTTGCCCACTATTTTCTTAAGAGCTAAATCTCTTTCTGTTGCACTATTAAAAGCCATCTTACACCCAGCTCAGGTCAATGGAGTCAATATAACCTGTCCATGAAGCATCAGCCTCAATCTTCATTACTAAATAATCATTATCACTTAGAAACTGTGTTCCAAAAGTTCCCTCAGATGCTTGTCCCATACTTCCAAGTGATCCGACTAAACATCCTTCATCGTCACCTACTTGCCCGGTTGAGAAAGGAAGAGACAAATCCATCCACCCGGTGCTCTGGAGTGTTGCTGTCTGAGGTAATTTTACAAAGACGTTGAAGTTTTTATTTCCCGTAAGGCTTGTACCTTTGGAAACTATTGTACCAGAGCCTGTAAATGTTAAGCTGAAATTAGTTTTTGATCCACCTGAATTGTTTTTAAACTTTCTATAATAAGTTCTTGGCCCGGAAGTTATTGAAGAGTAGTCTACGTTTCCTGGCGGGCCATTTTCAAAACTAGTAAACTTTCCACCGTTGAGGCTTTGAGTTGGTGCTACCAGTTTTTCGTCGTAAACAAGGAGTCCACTATTGACTAAGAGCGACTCGGAAGAATCCCATGGGGTGTCCAGCAAGAGCTGTGTGGCGTAGTCATATTCAGGAACACGATATGCCTCTCCTAAGAAAGGCTCGTATGTGCCAGTGGAAGCGTCAGACAGATTGTAGACAAGCATATTGCCTTCCGATGTTTCTCCCCCGGCTGTGAGTGAATTTGTGATAATTGGGTGTGCAACATTAATTGAAGCAGTTATTCCGCCGCCTAAAATTTTATTAGCTGTAATCTGCGCTAAACCTGTCACTGATATTGTTTTGCTATCATCTTCCGTAGCGACATCAATGACTGGTAGGGCACCGTTTGCAGGAGCCCCATAAGATATTGCGCAATTTGTTCCGTTAAAAGTTATTGCAGTGGGAGAATTTGAATAGACTGTTTTATACGCTCCAATTACAGCCGAAGAATAATCTGCTGTACCTCCTGTAAAGTAAGACACACCTGAGATTTGTCGGAGACCTGACATTGTAAGGCTTGTAAAGTTTGAACTTGATGCGTTAATTGGCCCAGAACTACCGTCAACAACCCAGTCTAAATAGTTTGTCACTGTGTCTGTGCTTGTTCGATGTATAATTCTTGCTGCATTGTATCCTAGCATCATTTCACTGGCATCAATCTCATAATTTCCAAACCTATGTATGAATACATCAAGTGGAGTTCCATCATCAAAATGTGCTTCAACAGGAGCAGAAACGCTAATTTGAGATCCTCCAGGCGTAATTGATTGACCGGAAGTAAGACTGGTAAGATCTATTGATGCAACTTCTGCGCCGTTTATTTCCAGAATTAAACTTCCTGCGTTTGCTGAACCGAAGGCATCTGCAGCGTAATTTACTGAATCGGCGGCAACATGATCATTAATCTTTCCTGATATGTTGGTGCTGTTATTGATGACGCCGATGCGTCGATCACCGGTGACTGTGGCTGCATCAAAGCTTTGATTAGCTCCCACAGAGAGCAAATTGCCTGCGCCGCTAACGTTTGTATAAAGCGGCTTTTGAACACTTGGACCAAATGAAAGATTTGCAGATACTCCGCTTTGGTCTGCTGCGACTTGAGAAACTGCTGGCGCAGGTGAGGGTGCCAGTGACTTTAGAACTTCGTTAAATCTATCAACTGCAGTCCCAACAGGAGTACTGGTCGTAAAATCAGAAAATAATCCGTCGTTATAGGTGCCCTCTTCAGCAGCTCCTATTCCAGAACCGTATTCTTGAGCGATCATGACTGACCCGTTTGACTGCGAAACGATGTTGATTCCGTCGCCGGCGACTAAAAATGATGTTCCGTCAAAAAGGTTAGTAAGGGATCCTGTGATATCATTTGTCTCGCTTACCAAGCAATCAGATACGTAAAAGCTGCCAACAACTATTGAGGTCCCTGTTACTATTAGTTCATTTTCAATAACAACATATTCGTCAAATCCGGCGCCGAGTACGAGAGGTTTTTCTGACCATGTGCTTAACTGGTTATCTAAAACTCGAACATCTCCGATTTTTACAGCCTGATTTGCTTCTTGTCCCATCATTAAAGCGCCGTCTTCAAAGCCCAGTTTTTGCGTGCCGATCATAACGTCATCTGCGTCAAACTTTAAGGAGCCGTTTTCTTCTTTAATTTTTTGATTGCCGATTACTAAGCCATCATCATCGAATGACACTTGGCCGATTTTAAGATTATTATTACTGTCAACTCCGAAACGCTCATCGCCAAACAGAATTCCTGAGTCATCAAAGTGCATAGCACCTATCTTAAGCTTGTTATTGGTGGTGTCGATTCCGAAACGTTCTTCGCCAAACAGGATTCCTTCATCATCAAAGTGCATAGAACCTATTTTAAGTTTATTGTTTCCGGCATCAATTCCGAATCGCTCCTCACCGAAAAGAATCCCTTCGTCATCGAAGTGCATACCGCCGATTTTAATTTTATTGTTACCAGCGTCAATACCGAAGCGCTCGTCCCCGAACAGGATTCCCTCTTCATCAAAGTGCATATTCCCCATTTTAATTTTTCCAACAAGGGGGTCAAGGCCAAATCGTTGCCCGGTTTCTTCGTCATCTCCAAAAACAATGGCACCTTCATCTACAAAGAGACCACCAAAGGACATTTTTCCGCCAACTGTTTCTTTGATTTCAGTGTTTAATCCTAGTTTTATACCTTCAGCTGCGATTTTAAGAGGAGAGCCACCGTGCAACGTTCCTGATATCACAACATCGCCGCCGAACACGGTTACGCCAGCCGCATCAGCTCTCGAAGAGCCAGAAACGTACAGATAGATATCACTACCAAAGTCTCCAGGGTCGTCTGCACCAATTCCGACTTTATCAGTAGAAGTAACTAGTCTAACTACTGCTCCGTCATCTGTCCAGCCGGGGAAAGCCGCTATGGTTATTTGCCCTGTTGACCCAGTTACAATAGTAACGTTTTCGCCTGCAGCAAGATAAGAAGTTCCGTCAGCCAAAGTTTGAAGCGAACCAGATATGGCTTCTGCACCAAGAGACCCAGATATTACTACATCTCCTCCGAAAACAGAGACCCCGAATTCTCTTAAAGCAGCTGCTCCTATTGACCCTGACACAAAGAAATTTGTATCTGTGCCTGGCATTTCTGCAGACCCTACACGAGCGGAGCCTGCTCTCATGTCAAGAGCCGTGATCTTTGTAGCGCCGATAGTCTCTATTTTGCCTGTTTTTTGGTTAACAAACAAGTTAGTAAAATTAGACAAGTTGCTCTCCAAAGATCATACGTAAATACTTATTGGCTTTCTACTTAACCTTTTATAAAGGAAGAGAAGTTATTTAATCCAAGGTTTTTTGGGTCGATGTCAGCGCCGCCGGCGAGTGAGTTAATATTGGCGACTTGAAGTGAGTCAACATCAGTATTCTTCGTAGTGTTTGTAGGCTCAACATCAAAGAAAGGTTTTGTAACCCTTGAGTGAACATCAATGTTCAGATGCCCGGTTGAATCAGTTGGTTTGAATTGTCTTCTAACAAGGTTGCCATCGCCAACGTTAAAGACTTGAGAAAAGATAGTTGAAATAACTTCTCTTGACTCATCTCCCGATGATTCAAATTTTCCAAACAGTCGCTGCTCGAGCATATCTCTAAATTGACCATATCTATCATGCCTAAAAACTGCTCTGGTAAACTGCGGGATTGCGTTGAGTAACCCATATTTAAATCCGCGATAAATAGGCCCAGTGAACAAAGATACTTTATCTCCAAAGCTTGATGCATCAATTCCAGTAGCATCAACGGTCCCAGGAATACCTGTTTTAATCCCGTCGCCAAAGCCAAAAATAATTCTATTTCTATCTCTTAGGTCTGCAGGTAAGACTGAGGATGGTTGCTCTAGAGCATTAGCCCACATTCCAACGCCGTCACCATCAGTGTAGTCTGTAAAGACAACAGAGACGCCTGCTTCTTTTCTTGTGGAAGGTGCTTTTCTAATCGTGCTTAGAGTCCTAGGAATTCCATCATACCTTGATTCAAAAGGAAAAGCCTTTAACCATCTATGATTAGCTTGATCTGCTGTTGAAGATCCGGCGGTGAAAGAGCCTGTTCCAAACGCAAGTACGGCGGTAGAACTTTCTTCATCAAAGGGTATTTGAGCATTATCAATTGAAAATATTCTTAAAATATCTGGTGTCAAAGAGTCGTAAAAACGCTCCTTTTGATCTATTAGGTGGACGCCTCTTAATATGGAGCCTGTTGTTCCTGCAGTTCCGTTTACAACACTGCTAAAATCTGAACTTATTCTTGTCTCGCCGATACCTAAGTCCGGGTCAAAAATATTGTCGATATAAGAACCTGTATACGCCTTTGTATAGTCAACAGAAAACTGATCTAGACAGTCAGAAGTATTTGTTAGTGTAGTGTTGTCTCTAACATCTTCATGCACCGCATCAGACGTTAGAAGTTGGTTTAACCCTTGATGAAACTCTTTGTCTTCTCTTATTAAGGAACCGTACAGAACCAGCTTTCCTTTTCCTGGAAGGATATTAAACCTTCCATCCTCGCTAGATCCGGCTTGACCTCCTCCGCCAGCAATTTTAAGTTCACTATTTGACGTACTGTTAAATGTTGGCTGTTGCTGGTTTGCCCATCCGAAAACTAAGTTATCTGAGGGCATTAAAAGGTAGGGGGAGGCTAAGTCATTTTCCTCTGCTAACTCAGCAGTTATGTAGTCGAACGATGTTGATGTAAAAGTGCCGCTTAAGTTTCTACCTGATACATTATTAATGTATGATCTTGGCGATGACAAAATCCCGTTAGGATGATTGGCAAGCGAAGTCCTTCCACCGAATTCATTTTTTATTAAGCAGACACCGTCTGAATTTGCTATGTTTCGAGCGGCTAAAAATCCAAGACCTGTATTGATTGAAGGTGTTTTGATCGATGAGGACAAAACAAATGACCCGGTAGGAGATGCTGCAATGCTGTTGACTTGAACGTTTAAGTCTCTTAGCAATCCTAGGGTTTCGAGGCCTGCTGCTAAAGACGTAGCATCATAGAGAGATACTTGAGCAACATTTACAATGTCTTTTATGTTGTTTACAAAAAAGCTTCCTGTGACTGTGGAGCCGCCGTACGCTGCAATAAAACTTCTAGTGTTTCTCCAAGAAGTTCTAATGTTTCTCTCAGCTATGTTATACCCTCTTTGATTCATCATAAAGAACTGCATTATATTAGCGCGGGTGACGTCTGTAAGTATGAACGGCATTGAGCCGCTGAATTCATACACCATCTTCTCAATAAGGAATGGAGTGCTTATAATATCTGACGCTTTAAATAGCTGGGATCCAGTGGCGTTAAACTTTTTATCAAACGGGAAGCCTGAGAGTGTTGTTGGGAAACCGGAATTTCTTTGTATTAGTGCGTTTGAATTTGGGAATGATGGCGCAAAAGCTAGCATTGACCCAGATCTCATTACAGGGTCTGGATTGAAATAGTCAACATTGCTTCCGGTTGTTAGATCACCATGAACTTCGAATCTATCAAGATCAAAATTATAGTAAGCTATACCAGAGTTAACAACGCTTGTTGCTGAACCTGTGGAGAAGAAAAGTTTAGTTTCTTCCCTTGGGTTAAGATCTATTTCAATTTTGGTCTTTTCTTTTAGCGGAAGCTTAAAACTTAATCCTAAATCCTCAACTTTACTACCTGTTAGATAAAATGGATCAGCAATAGCTGACGGATCACAGGCAAAAATTCTATGCTCTGTAAAGGGTGTAATATCTTGGCCAGACTTTCGAACCTGGATTCTTTGGTCTGAAATTCCAAATGATCCTGTGCTAGGGCCGGTCAAGGATGGGTTTGTGCTGGGCGTTGCAGTAAAGTCCCCGATATATTGGCTGGAAGATAGGATCTGCCGCCCTAATATCATGTTCTCTGCGGGGCCTGCGTAAATAGCAGACGTATCATCAAAAGATGATGAGTATATACCAGTCCTGCTATCACCTGTTCTAGAGATAGTAGGATAAGAACCAGAAGCACTGTCGGTGTTTCGAAGATAAACTCTAGGCGACAAGGAAGTAATCCCTGAGGTGTTTATTACTGTACCAATTCTATTCTGTCTCTTTTTAGGCATCGTTTCTCAAATTTCCGTATGCGATGGAATCGACACCAAGCGCACCATTATTAAATATAAAGCCTGTTGCTGAAGATTTAAAACCTGCAGGTGGGTATTGCTCAGTCTGAGGTGATAAATTACCTAAAGCGCTTATCATATCAGACGATGCGCTTAATAAAAGTGATTGCTTGTTTACGTTGTTTCTTTGATTTTGAGTGCCGTCAAAGGGTAATATATTATCATCTTTTTCCCAGACAGCTGTAGGCAAGAGAATGCTTCCCATAGCCTCGGAGCCATCGAGAAATGATATATTACCGTCAGAGCCGGAAAGAGGAGTCAGGCTTTCTATCATTGAAGACTTGCCGAAAGCATCAGTATTACCACTTTGCATTTCTCCCTTGACAGACTTCGCTATAATAGGAGACTCTGTGGATGTGTGTGATAAAACATCTCTAATAGTAAAAGCCTCAATAACACCATCGAATTGTTCTGGGTCGTTATGAGACTTATTAACTAAGTTCAATGAGTAATTCTGTGTATTGCCGGCTTGGACAAAATCAATGACTGCGGAATCGACGGTCTTGTCAGCCCTTATCTCAGACTTTGTCAGCGAGGCAATATCCTCAAAAGATTCATTTGATTTAAATAGTTGAGGCACTCCAAAGTTTAGAGCCTCTACCGCGTTGTCATCTAGACCGGTTCCTGCGATAGGAAGTACTCTGTTGCCTGCTGGGCTTTTATTTTTTGCACTTACGCCCTGAGTAAACTTTGAAACACAGTTAGCATTTGTTTTTGATTTTGCAACCTCCCTGTCATAGTCAGCAGAGTGAGGATCATATTTACCATCTGGTTTTGGGCGCTTCTTATCAAGTCTTGGAGGGGTTGCTTTTTTTGTAGATTTATCAATCTTGGACAAGCCTTGCGCGTCTTGAAAATTAGCGTTGTAATTAAAATTTAATTTTGGATTAAAAGACATAATAGATTACCTAGACCAGTTTAGACCAGTACCGCCGTAGCCACCATCGTAAGCGTCGCAAATCTGGGTATCGAATGTATTGGGCTGCGGTTGGTTGGGGTTGTCAGGAGAATCTCCATCTGGGAAATTATCTCTATCTTGAGCTGCTCCTGCGCCCGCGGCGCGGCCTTGGGACACATCTCCTGGTGTATAGTGATCAGTAGTATAATAATTTCCTGTATGCCTTCTAAGCTTGCCCCTTTCTAGTGCATGAGGCTCAACAACAAAATTTACACCTAAGAAATTAGCTTTTTTTGGCATTAGCTGCTCTATTAACACCCCGATCGATGAATCAAACCACTTATAGAATTCAAAGAATTGCTTAATATTAATTTTTTCAGTTAACCTATTGAAATAAATGTCTCTCAGTGTCTCGAGATCTGGATAATCTTCTTCAAACTCAAGATTAGCACTTCCGAGCGCGTTGTCAATAGCGTCTAAGTTTGCAAACATTTTAGAAATGTCTTCATTTAATGCATCAGCGATTGAAAACTCAAGAGAAAACCTTGGGTCGTCTTGTGGTTCTTCATCCCTAGGTATCTCAAACATTGGGGCAGAAGATGCATTAAATTCGTCTATATTCTCTTGGTTGTTAAAGCTTCTTGGTCTGACTTTTACACTGTTTAGATTTTCATCAAAGTTAGGTGAAACAATGCTAGTAAACCTCTTTTCATTTTGAAAGACGTCAATGCTAGGTGCAAAACCTGTCATCTGTCCATTAAGGTCATTTTGAGAGAAGTCAATTATTTGAATTTTTCCTGTAGCGTCTGATGCTGTCACTGGCTGGTCACATGCTAGATTTAATCTCAGTCTTTCAAAAGAACCTGTTTCTTGAGTTACAAAGCTAAAATTAAGATCAGGATTTTGAACACCTAGTGAATCTGGATTTCTAACATGCTCTTTCCACTCATTGACTGTCAATGACTTAGACCAGAATTTAATATTTGAAACATTTCCTGCGAAATCAGTGACTCGTGCTTGTTCATTCTCGTTAGTATTGTTTAGAAAGAAATCTTTGTGGCCGCCAATATTTTGAGACCCAATTACGACAAAAGAACCGGAAGAATTGAAGTTAGCGCTTTTATTTTGAAATACATTGTTTGAAAAATCTGCAGTTGGATCTTCCATATAAAAAGAAGATGTTGTAAATATTTCATCTATTATTCCATTAGACTGTTTTGCACATCTCAAGAAGTAAGATGATGATACAACTGGGTATTCTGCTCTTTCTCTTCCGAATGAAAAGTTCCAAGTTTCTCCGTTACTAACTGAAACAAACGGTATTGTGAGCTTGAGTGAAGGAAGCGTTGCGATACTTGGGCCTGAAGTGTTATTTCTTACCCATAAGGTAACTGCACCATCGTTATTATCTCCTGATCCTGACATCAAAAGCATATTAGCGACTACGCCTTCGAACGGTGCAATTACGCCAGAACCTGTAACGTGGAGCCTTGCAAGGCTTTGGCTTAACGGGTAGTCGATTGAAGAACTTAGATTGTGAGTAAATCTCTTAGGAAATTTATATATCGCTTCGTAAGTCCATGAACCTGAGGTGAAAAGGCCGTCATCAGGATCATTAGATATTCCGTGGTATCCGAACCCCTTTGACTCATGCGTGGTCCCTTTGGAAACAAAAGTTCCTGCTGCTTTAGGTTTTCCGACTTCGATCCTGGAGCCAGTTAAAAATCCTGACCTTAAAAAAGGCCTGTTGTCAAAGACGCCTTGTGCATCGGTTGAACCTGCTGCTGATAATGTCCCAGAAAAATTTATCTCAGAGCTGATTACTGCTTTGTCATATCTTAAGTCTGACAGTGAGAAAGATTTTGGGCCGCCGAATTCTTTAATTCTTACGTAAAGATCTGGGTCTAAGCCAAAAGATCTCAATACTGTTTTAACACTATGAACTGTACCCTTAGATCTAATTGTCTCGCCAACGTTTGATAAAATACGCCTTAGAATACTATTTCTAATCTGCATTAAAGACATTTTATTGTTAGAGAAGTCAATATTGAGATCTTGATTATGATAAAATTGTTCAGGTGTCCCGTTTGTAAAAATAGGAGGAAGATCAAACCCAAAGTACCGGGACACAAAAGGAAGAAATTGATCAGCGGCGCTTTCCCCAGCATCATAGCCAACATGAGTGACTTGAGACATATGGTCTGTCATGGATTTTATTTCATCAAAATGCTTAGCCCAGACGTACAAAATTGCAGAAAGTATTTGTGATGAACCTAGATCACCTGAGCCTGGTAAATTGCTTCCTGAGTAGTGCTTGGCAAGTGGTTGATCAAAGTTCTTGAAGCCAAAAACACTAAATCCTTCATCAAAATAGTGAGGCGGAACTAGCTTAGTAATTAAGTTTGGGTTTTCATCATCATAGTTGCTTGCAGTTGTCAGCAAGTCAACATTTAGATTTTGAACTCCGCTATATTTTGGAAAAAGAACAGGATTTAAATCTGGGTTTTCTTGTGTAAGGCCTATTCCAAGACTTCCTGTCTCTCTCATATAAGCAACGTAATTAGTTATTAAAGAGTGAAGAGAATTTCCGCTACTATCCAACACTAAAGCGTTATTGCCAAAAGCACCAGAAGGTTCATTAAATTTAAAATATAGCTTTAGGTCATTGTCTGGAAAAACATTTCTATTTGCAAATTTCTTCTGTTGATCCTCTGATCTTAGGCTGTGAAAAAATCTAACTTCATCTAAGGATCCTGTAAATGTTTCAGCGGGAATAAAGTTTGTATCGCCACTCATTCCTATTGATTCATGAGTAGTGCCAGACCCGATCAAAAATGCTGAAGAATCAAAAGGTATTACTTTCATTGATGCCTGCCCTGAGGACGAGGCAACCAGATCTTGATTTACATATAATTTTAAATTATTCTGGCCGATAGTTCGATCATAAGATGCAACAACGTGATTAAAAGAATCTTTTAAAACTGATGCGCTGGTAAATAGCTTTACGCTACCAGAAGAGAGACCAAAGACTAGATCAGCTTGAGATGTAGACGATGACTGGGAGACTGCGAGTGTAAAACCTAGATTGGATCCAGATATTTTTTGGAATATTACTTGATTTTCGTTTTGCGCAGGCGTTAGATTCATCACACATTCGAGTGAAAAGCTCTTTTTCTCTGGATTTAGGGCTGAACTACCTGATTTATCTTTGGAGAACTCTGTAAATTGACTACCTTTAAAGTCTAAAACTTTAATGTAAGTCCCCTCTGTGGGCGCTGCTCCCGCAGATCCTGAGAACAACAAGAATCCCATATTTTTTGGAAACTGTGAAAGAACATAGTTTTCAAAACCTGTAAGACCGTTTAAATAATTTTCATATTCTATTCTTGTTCCATCAAATGGAAACTTATTAACTATATTGTCAAAGGCAACATTGACATTTGCTTGAGCAGAATTAAAGAATGTATGATTTTCAAACTTTGAAAAATCTATAGGTAACTGTTGAGTATTTCTCACACCGTTATCTGGACTATCATAAAGAAAATAGTCTGCTGACGCTATAGATAAACTTTCCAGATCTTCATTAGTTTTGTGGATTAAGGCTTTAGATCCATCGACATTTTCTCTTCTTAACGCGGATGAAAACACGCCTGGTCGTTGAGTTTGTAGCCTAGACTTGTTAGTCATTATTCAATCCTAAACGTCCCGCCGACTCGCTTATAAACTTGATCTGAACCTAAGTCTTTAATCAAGATATCAATTGAGTATACTCTTCCTAAGGAGAAGTCATTAGTGAATAAGTCAAAATACATTCCACCAGAGTCTGTTGAAAGTATGGTTGAATTATCTGTTGTGTCAAAAGGAATTATGACTGTGTCTAAATATTCATCCCTGATCCTATAATAACACTGGGTAAAGGAAAGGCTTTTCCTTACAAACGGTATTTTTGAAGAAGGTACTGATTCGTCGTCGTCAAATGCCACAAATCTGACCCTTACTTTTTCACCTTTTTTATATGCGCTGCGCGCATTCTGTATGCTAACTATTAGCCTTTTAGGTGTGTTACTAAAGCCAGTAATGTCCGAGCTGTTTACTTTGAGTGACCCTGTATGAAATGAGTATGTCTTATCATTAGATCTCCAGAAAACATCAAAATTAATTGACCCGCTATCACGGACAAAATCCGCAACTGTTGCTGATCCTGAAATTACGGTAGCGTCAAAAGAGTCAAGGGCGAAACTTGCAGAATAAATACCTGTCGCGAATAATGAACTACCATATGAATGCTGCGATGCTGACACTTCTTTCTCAAAAGATCCTGTCCTGATCATTACACTCATGCAGTCAGAGCCAGATAATCCTATTAGGCTTGATCCTGAAGCGATGTTTGAAGCAGTACCTCGAGAAAAATGATTTAAGAAAATAGATCCGGAAACATTAAAAAAGAATGATTCGTGATGATCTTGAATGTCATCTCTAAATTTGATCTCAAGTCTAGGCCTTAACGCTGTATTAAGACTGTCCTTAGAGGCGAATCTTTTAACAAATCTAGTTTTTTGATCAGTCTCTTGTGTCCCAGAGAACGAAATTCTAAAACCGTGATCAGGTATTTGTCCTGCAAGCGTCCCTGATATTATTTTTGTAATATCAACATTTAGATCTTCTGTTCCGTCTGTAAATGTTTGCTCGCTATATAAAAAAGCGACGCCTTCACCGTCATTTAAATTTCCTGATCCGATTATGTCTAAGTCACTTGAGCCTAGAAGACCCTGCTGATTGGCGCCTTGAGATGTCCAGCCAACTGCTGAGTTGCCTGACGTTGATGCTGTTACAAAATTAGCTGCATCGATATCTTGAAATCTTATAACATCTCTGCCGACGCCTTCGTCAAAAGACTTTGAAAGAGGAAAGATTATAGTTTTAAAATTAGAAGGTAGAGTTTGTCCGCCTGCCACGTCGAATAATTTTAGATTGCACTTAAATGTATCACTAGTGATGTCAATTAAGCTGCTTGTCAAAGCTCTGATTGGATCGAGATCAAATTTAACTAGAAGTCTTGATACCTCTATAGGATTTGTCTCTCCTGAGATTCTGCTTTCATCGTATAGCTTGAATAAGTCAAGAGTTCCTGCCTGCCCTACATTAGAATCAGTAGCTCTAAAACTATTATTTATTATCTTGTTTGTAATATAGCAATCTTTAGATGCTGACAGTATTCTATACATTTTTTTATTCCTAGCTCACTGTTCCTCTAATATCTAAGTTAGGATATTTTACTTCGAATATTCCGCCGGGCGGAGGAAATAAAATTCCCTTTCTAATATTAGCTACTACATTATATGCATTGTTTGAATATGATCTTTGGCCTACATTACCCGTAATATTTCTCATTTTTACGTCTGTAACGGAAGTCACGCCTGTAACGTTGTAAATTAAATTAGTAATATCAGAGATTAATATAGATTCTTCGATTTGAAAATTTTCGATATTGAAATAATTGCCGACATTCTCAATGCATTGCTTAAGAACTGCCTCTTTGTTAAAGTTAGGATCCGCTGCAATTTCAAAATCAATTCCAATATTGATTATTTGTGCGTCCAGGATATCAATTGCATCGGCAATCAATCTAAATTCGTTTAAATATTTAGATAGATTTTTCTTTAGAGAGTCAGGAGAAGTCTGTAAAAACCCTGATGAATCTCTGTTTATGATGAACATCAATGAAGAGAGAGGATTTACAGGATTCTCTCTTACAGAAGCTCTGAAAACTCTGCCAAAATTTGAAGGCATTGTATATACTCTTGCAAGAAGATCTTTCTTTGTCACTATTCGAGATTGTAAATTTCTAGAGGCATTAATCAATCCTCTAATTTGTTCAATGTCAGGTGAATCTTCTCCGCCGTTTGCAGGAGATTCGTTTGTGACAGAAACTGAAGTTCTAACTGATCTTTCGGTTAGAGCTGCGGGCGTGCCTGGAAACCTCATAGAAATTGAACCTAGTGATGTTATAGCTCTAGATCCGACGTTATGACTTAAGCCTCCACCGAAACGATACTGGACAAATATAGTAGTACCTTTTGGAGATATTCCTAGTGACCTTGTCTTTAGAAGATTTTCAGGATCTATAGAGAATCTACTAAAATTATTTTTTCCGTAAAGCGGAAGAGCAAGTTCAGACGGATCAGGCACAATATCTTTGTCTAAAGTATCTCCTCTGCCTGAACCGAAGCGCATGGTAGTCAAACCGGTCAGCGTAGAAGATGTGGTAACAAATCTACGCGGGGCTGGTTTAACTTCTAAAGACTGCTGAACTTCAAAGCTATCGTCGCTAAGATTGTTCACGCCTATATACACTGTGTCTTGCGCGAGTGACTCGACTTCATAATAGATGTTTCCGTTGGAATCTCTTACATCTACTATCTGACTTACATTTGAGTTTGAAAGTGTTAGAGTCCTAAATGCCTCAAAGGTATCTGGTATTTCAAAGGTCTCAGTCACCCTATCACCGGAAACACATGTAATATTTCTGGTTACTAGGTAAGAAAGCGGAGTGCCGGAAGTGTTAACTGATCTAATTTGTATATCAGCTACTAGCGTTCCTACTTCATCCCTTTCAGAGAAGTCTATATTGTCAACTACGTTAAAAACGATATCATTGTTTGCAATAACTGTTGTGTCTTTTAGAATAATTGGAAGTGCAGATTCTTGAGGCTGGAATTTACTGCCTACTTGCTCAGAAGGCACCTCTATTGTAAGTGCTATTTCTGCAACTGCAGGAGAGGCTCCAGAGATCTTAACACCTGCGGCTCGGGCTAGTCTCTCAATATTTACTGTCTCAACAGCCGTCTGGGGATCTAATTCTCTAAATTGGTGATCGAGATAAAATGAAGAAACGTCTCCGACGTAAGCTGCGAGATCAAGAAAAAGACCACCTAAAGATGCATCTGAGAAATCCTGTATGTTTTCAGGAAAGTACGTTCTAGCGTACTCGAGTAACTCTGATCTGAAGGATTCAAAATCCTTGTTAAGAAAACTTCTATTCTTGACTTTGATCAGATCTTTTTTTGTATTCTGTGCCATAAATTAACCTCCAGCCTCAAAAAAGACTCTTATTGCCTTGTTAGAGACACCGGCTGTGGGAACATTAAAAGAAACAGTAATTTCAACTGTTGCAATCTGCGGATCGTTATTAGTATCTATGCTTGTCTCGAAAGATTCTAATTCCACGTAAGGCATAAATTTAGCAACTGCGTTCTTTATATTAGACATAACATCAGATTCCCAGTCAGGATTGGAAGAATAGTCAAAAACGAGCTGCTTAAGATTCGCTCCAAAGTCATACTGGCCTAATCTTTCTCCGTAGTTGGTTAAAATAAGATTTCTAAGGTTGTCTGATATTTGATTTCCCAGGACACGGTGAGTCCTAAAGATTCCATCTGAACCTTCTCCGAGCTGCATGGGCGTCGAGATTCCGATTGGAGTTGACACAGGAACAGTTGGTGTCTGATTTTCAGAAACCTTTTTTCCCACGGATTTAAAACTTATAGTTGCCATTTACAAACACTCAAATATAAATAACCAGATCATATGTTTTATGACCATGTTATTGGAGGGCCGCCGCCAGATGGTACTGCACCGCCTGTTTTAAACCAGCTGTGGATTGTTTGAGACAAAGTGCTTATCACTTTGTCACCAGGGGCGCCGGACATC